TGCTTGAGGCTAGACAGGACGCTTATCCTCATCACTCGAAACTTGTCATCGGTTCAACTCCAAAAGAAGAAAGCACGTCTCTAATCAACCGACTTTTTAACGAGGGCGACCAGCGTTATTTTTATGTGCCGTGCAAGTTTTGCGGAAAGATGCAGAGGCTCGAATGGGCAGTCTGGGACGAGGTGGATAAGTCGAAACAGATTGGCGGAATCGTTTGGCAGAATGACGAATTTTATCACCCGAAACTTGAGACCGTAGGATATAAATGCTGTCACTGTGGAAAAATCATGAAAAACTACGACAAGGCGGAAATCATAAAACGGGGAGAATGGAGAGCGACAAACGACAAACCTGCACGCTCGAACGCCGTCAGTTATCACATCACGGCACTTTACAATCCACCAGGGATGTTCAGTTGGGAAAACTATGTGGAGCAGTGGAGTTTGGCATGGGATTTCAAAAACAACAGAATAAAAGACAAGGAAAAGTACCAGACTTTCCGCAACCTGAAGCAAGGTCTGCCTTTCAGAGAGCAACATGAAAAGATTACATACGAAAAGGCGCTCAAATTCAGACGCTTTGGTTTTGCCAGAGGGACCATACCGAACAAGATGGCGGTGGCGGACTGCTCTTCAAGAATACTCATCCTTGTTGCTAGTGTGGATGTTCAGGAACAAGGGCTTTATCTCGATATAGTTGGCTACACGGAAGGCGGCAATTCCTTTTCGATTGATTTCAAGTGGATTCCTGGAGATGTCAGGCAATTTGGGGGACCATGGGATGAACTTGCGGACATAATCGTGAACAAGGTTTTTCTTGACGAGGACGGAAGAGAATACAGAGTCATGATAACTTTGGTGGATTCTGGCCATTACACGGATTGGGTTTATTCATTCGTTGGAAGATTTTCTGCTGGTGTCTACGCTTGTAAAGGTATGGACTGGATAAAAACAGGAGAGAGTTATCAACTTTTCAGTCAGGCGACATTGGAGAGAATCGGACTACCGCTCGCATACCACATCAACACGGGGAAGATGAAGGATAGAATTTCGGAAGAGATGAACAAACTTTTTTGGAACGATCTTCAGAAACAACCGTCTTGGTATCCGAACTTTCCAGAAGATTTCAGGGACGATTATTTCAAAATGTTCGAAGCCGAGGAAAAGGTGGATATAATCGACAAATTGACAGGTCGATGGCTCAAACGAATTTGGCGCTGCAAGTTCGGAGCGGCTAACCACGCCTTCGACACAAGAGTCTACAACAAGGCAGCCCTTGAGATTTTTGCAGATGACATCTGCCGAAACGACCTTGGCATGAAGTATCTTGACTGGGGCACTTTTTGGAATTACGCCAAAATGACAAAAGCCTTCTACAAGGATGTGGAGTGACGGAGGCTCACAGGCATCTTTGCAGAAGTTTTTCGTCGTCTATGCAAAGGTCAATCATTCTGCTCAATATCGCCGTGTAGCCTTTGCCGAGCTTCTTTGCCTTCTCCAATGTCTGCGGAAGAACCCTTAAGGAAACAACTTTGCGTTTTCTCGCTTCGTTTTTGGACGCTGCCTGCGCGGCGAATTCCGCGTACTGTTCATCCGAAAAACACGGAGAATCTTCATCGTATACGATTGGCATTTTTTCAGCCGTCCTGATTTCTTCCAGTTGCTTTTCGTTCAGAGGGGTTCCGCTTTTCAATTCATACCTGACGATTGCCATAATAAATCTCCTTCTCTTTCGAGTTCGCGCACCGTGCGGAAATGAGCCGCTTCGCCTCGCCTCTTTCCGTGAAAACGACAGTAAGGATTCCGCCAACTTCGCCAATGGCAAGAAAACGCTCTTCTTCAAGAGTGCTGTGGAAACGGTCGTAAATCTCAACCATGTTCTTGTCCTCAAAAACATGGGGCTGCCGTTTCAAAAGAAAGCCCGTGTTTCTTTTTGTTTATTTCGTTTTTGGCTTCATCCCATTCAAAGGTCATAACTACATATTACAAAAAGTAATACACGAAAACAAGAAAAAAAAAGAAAGTTTTTTAAAAATCAAAATACCGTATAGTCATATTTTCTCTAAGGCTAAAAAATAGGAATTATGAAAGAGATTCTTATCAACAAGACCATTGGCGAAGGGCTTTTCGAGCCGGGGATTACGGCCGAGGAAGTTCGAAATGGACTGTCGAGTCTTGCAGCGGACGAGAAGGAAGTCAAAATCATTGTCGATTCTCCAGGCGGAGATGTTTTCGAGGGACTTTCGATTTTTAATGTAATCCGAGACTTTGCCCGAAATCATGCCGAGGTAAAAATCACGACTTACATTCAGGGAATAGCCGCAAGCATGGCAAGTGTCATAGCGTTAGCGGCTTCAAGTGTCAATCCAAGCAACGAAATCATTATCGAAGACAATTCCGTATTCATGATACACAACGCATGGGGAGTCGTTGTCGGAAACGAGAACGACATGCGAGAAAGTGCGGAATGGTTTTCTCGTGTTGATTCAATAATTCGTGCGGTCTATGTCAAAAAGACTGGCAAAAGTGAGAAAGAAATCAAGAAATTGATGGATGAGGAATCTTGGTTTTTTGGAGAAGAGATTCTTGCTAGCGGTTTCTGTGATGGAATGGTCAAATCTGAAAAAACAGACATGAATCCTGAAGAGGCTGTTTCGTATGCGAAGTTGAATGTTGGTGGAGTTAAAAACCGCATTAAGGAGAAGACTATAAAGGCTTCTTCAAAATTTGACTTTAAGGCAGCAGCCTCAATTTTTAACAATATTGGTGAAACAACGGCGGGTTTTCCGTCGGTTCAAAATAAAACTGGTTCATCCAGTGAAAAAGGAGCCTGTATGAAAGTTACAGTCGAAGATTTGAAGCGGGAAAATCCTGATGTTTACGCTCAGATTCTCGCAGAGGGAGAAAAGCAGGGAGTCGAGAAGGAAAAAGCTCGTGCTTCTCGTTTTTTGGAGATGGGAGACAAGGCAGGTTGCAACGACTTTGCGCTTGAGTGCATCAAAAATGGAAGCGACCCTGCTGACACAAAGGTTGTCGATGCGTTTTTTGAGAAAGGTTTTCTTTCAAAGAAACTCAACGATTCAGTGAAAGAGAGCGAAAACATTCCTAATGTGAATCCGCCAAAAAATCCTGCGGACGATTCTGAGGAATTGTATAGCGGTTTCGACAAAGCCATCGGAGGTAAATGATGAAAACTATCAACGGAAACAAAGAGACAATCGTCCATGAACAGGACCAGTTCCTTTGGGGCGACAACGAGTTTGAGACAGGCGTTCTGACAATTGCAAGCGGAGATTCTGCTAGCGATGGAACTCTTCTTGTGAGAGACGGAACAACGGGAAAATATAAAGTGGCTTCTGCCATTAACGCTCCTGTTTTTGTTCTTGTGGACAGAGGAACATTCAGCACTGCCGGTGATTATCCTGTGAGAGTCGCAATTTCTGGCAAATTCAACCGCGCCCGCCTTTCTTTGGGAGGCAACGCACTTACAGCGGCAAATGCAGACGCTCTCAGAGGCTACGGAATTCTGGCTCTCGACTCGAAGAATTACGGCTCGGCCGACAACGAATAGGAGATAAGAATGGATTTTTTGAAGAAAGTTTTGCCAGTTTATACTGACGATGACAGAATGCAGCAGAAAGGTTTTTTCACAAACTTTTTCCATGTTCGTCCTGAATACTACACAAACGCAGAATATGTCGAAGTCGATGTAAAGAGAGGAAGCAGAAAAATCGCTCCTACTTTGCGTGATTGGAGAACAGGCGCCCCTGTGGTTGTGCCTAACTCTTGGAAAGAGAACAAGTTCAAGCCACCTTACAGTGCAATGAAAGACCCTGTAGACCTTTCTGAACTTATGCAGAGACAGTTTGGAGAGACTGACGAAGGCGTCCCTCTTTCTGACTATCTCGGTCGCCAGGTTATGACTCGCTCAGGAAGCGAAATTGGCTTCTGGTTCGGTCGCTTGTCTAACATCATCACAGGAACATTGAAGGACTACCACGAGATGTTCATGAGGACGATGGAATTGCAGTGTTCTCAGGTTATGCAAACTGGAGCCGTTACTCTTAAGGACGACGAAGGAAACACAACTTACTCTCTCGATTTCGGAATGAAGGCGACACACAAGCCTGGAGTTTCTGTTAACTGGGGTTCATCTGGAGCAACTCCTTTGGATGATATTGAATCTCTTTGCGATGTTGTAGCGAATGACGGTCAGTGTCAGCCAGAAATTCTTATTCTTGGAAACACTGCATGGAAGCACCTTCTTGCAAACTCTGATTTCCAGAACAGAGTGAAGAAGGACGGGCTCGGACTTGGTTCAGTCGTTCCTTCTCTCAGAAAAGACGGCGGAATTTATCACGGAACTTGCGATTTCGGAAACCATGTCCTTGAGATTTGGACATACGGAGGAACATACCAGAACCTCGATAGCGACACTGATGTCGCCTACCTTGACGAGAATGCAGCAATCGTAACCGCCCGCCCAGAATCGCTTGATTTCCGCCTTGTTTTTGGTGGAGTTCCTCGCGTTCATGGTATGGACGAGCCGTTCAAGGAAGTCGTTCCTTCAAGCATTGTCTATCCTGGTTCAATCAAGGTTTACAACCGTGTTTGGGAAGACAAGGAAAAGGACACTTATACAGCCGAGTCAAAGATGAGAGGACTTGCAGTTCCTGTCTCAATCGACAAGTTCGGCTGTCTCGACACGCATTCCAACTAAAAAAAAGTGAGGTTAAGCGATGGCTAAGTATGTAATTGCACCCGGAACGGCAATCACCTCTAAAGGAATCATCCTCAATGAGGGTAGAGAAGTAACGAAGGACAACTTTCCGACTGAAGAGATTTTCAACTCTCTCGTGAAGTCAAAGAAAATCCTTTCTTCAGAAGAGAAAGCCGAGGACAAAAAGCAAAAAACCAAGGATTCCGATGAGAAAAAATCAGAATCTAAGGACACTGACAGCAAAAAGTCTGAGGAGAAAAAATAATCGATGAACCTGAAGGAACTTGCCAAAAAAGATGCCGCTTTTACGATTGAGGGAGAACAGGCAGGAAACACTGACTGCACTCTTTCAGACGCTGACGGAAACTCTTGGGAAGTAAAGATGCTTTTGGGCGATGTCGGTTTTTCGATGGACTCTGACGGAAACAAAATCGCAGGGCGCACTTGTTGGGCGACATACCTTTCCGAAAGAGTTCAGGACAGTGAAGGCGTTGAACTTACTCCTAAAGAGGGGTGGACGCTTTCCTGGGTCGATGTTTCTGGCGAAGAGGTGAGCGGCACTGTAATGTTCGCTGAACCAGACAGAACCATCGGCTTGAAAAGAATTTTTATTGCGTTGGATTTGTAGATGAGCGATTTTTCACCGGCTTACGATACATTGCAGGACTCGGCGGACAACATCGAAGTCATAAGAGGGCAGATAGCGGCCTTGCTTGTCTTGGACCTGGAGAACCAGTACAGACTTGCAGAGGAAGCGGAAGACCCGAACAAAAAAGATTACGATGTTTCGGTTTTTACTGAAAAGGATAATCCGATTCAGTTTGTGGACCAGGCCGACAATCCCTTTCCGCTTGTGAACATCAGCCTTGACTCGACAAAACAGGCGAGTTCAACGGCCACTGTAAACAAGCAGAGTATGACAGCGACTTTTTACGTTGATGTTTATGCTACAGGAAATACCGACAGTCTCGAAGACAAGGGTATGAAGGCAAGTTTGAAGGCGTGGAAAACCGCAAGGCTTGTCAGACGCATTTTGAGAGCGGAGACGAACACATATCTTCGATTAAGAGGAGTTGTCGGTGGCGTTTCCCTGAGTTTCCAGTCTGGTGAACCTGCTGATGTTCAGAGCGCAATTCGTGTGAAGATGGTCAGAATCACCATGGAAGTCGATTACACAGAAAATGTTGAGATTACGAGCGGCCCTGGGGTCGAGGTGATTTCGATGACTGTGAAAGATGAGACTGGAGAAGTCATTGTTGGATAAAAGGAGAATTTAAGATGGGAGTTTCTACTAGCGCGGTATCTCGCGTTACGGGTATTAGTGTTACACCCAAAAATTTCAACACAGGCTCAGCGGCTATGCTTCCGCAGCGCCTTGTTGTCATAGGTCAGGGCAACGACGATGTTGTCTATGATACAAAAAAATATGTCTGCCAGGGCACAGCCTATGAAATCGGGCAGAAATACGGTCTTGGAAGTCCGCTTCATCTTGCGGCCTTGCAACTTTTCCCTCAGGTAGGAGCGGGAGCCACATTCCCTGTTACCTTTATTGGAGTTGAGGCAGGCGAGAGCGACGTTGCCGCCACTGGACAGATTACTGTTTCAGGAACTGCAACATCATCAGGAAGCGCTACAATCAATTTGGGCGGACTTGAAATTGATGTGGTAATCGCAAAGGGCGACACTGATACCACAATCATGACAAAAATCATCTCGGCTGTGAACGCTGAGCAGAATAGAGTCGCCACCGCCGCTCAAGGCGGGGGCATTGTCAATTTTACAGCAAGATGGAAGGGCGCTCTCGGAAACAGAATCTATTTCGAACTTGATTCTGATGTTTCCGGAGTTTCTTTCACTGTGAGCAAGTTCGCCAACGGAGTCGGAGTGCCTGAAATTACAGATGCTCTTACTGAAATTGGAACAAGTGTTTGGGAGACATTTATTCTCAACACTTTCGATTACAAGGATTCTAACGGAGACGCTCTTTCAATCCTTGATGATTATCAGACTTGGGGCGAGGGAAGATGGGACACTCTCACAAAGATGCCGGCCCTTGTCGCTCATGGATGTATTGATGATTTCTCTACAAGAACGGCTGTTTCTGACGAGAGAAAGACAGACTACATCAACTTCTTCATAACAAGTGTCGGTTCTCCAGAACTTCCTTTTGTTGTTGCCGCTAAAGGTCTTTTGGGAATGCTTTCTTCAGCAGATGAGAATCCTGCTCAGAACTACAAGAATGTTCTTTCTGGACTTGCTCGTGGTGATGACAGTGCACAAGAGGCTTACACAGTCAGAAATCAGAGTGTCATGCTTGGAGCAAGTACCAATATCATCAATGGAAGCGTTGCTCAACTCAACGACATCGTAACTTTCTATCATCCTGATTCAGACGGCAAGTATCCATCAAGGCGTTATGTTGTGGACGCTGTAAAACTCATGAACATTGTCTACAACTTGAGGTTGATTACCGAGGCAGATGATGTTGTTGGCGCTCCTCTTGTTCCTGATGAGCAGATTACGACTAATCCGACAGCATTGCAGCCAAAGACATTCAAAACTTGGTTCAGAAACCTTGCTACATCTTTGGGACTCAATGCAATCATCAGCGATGTAGACTTTACCCTCGACAACATCACAGTTTCTATCGACAGCGAGAATTCTAAGCGTGTGAACTATGTTTTCCCTGTAAAGGTTAGTGGAAATGTGGAAGTCGTCTCTGGCGATGTCTATTTTGGCCAGTATGTAGCATAAAAAAGGAGGAATTGAATGGCAGATTCAGCGAACGGAGCATTCGAGTCAGTCGTCTTGGACAAAAGGCGCTTCACCTGCGATGCGGAAAGTGCGGCCGAGGTTGACTTGAGCGAATGGGATAACGAGGTAAAGCCTAATTCGGACGGAACGTTCCGCACAATAAAGACACGACACATGCAGAAAATCGAGGGAATCACGCTCGATATTGAT